TTATTTAATAAAGACCACAAAGAAGCAGTAAAAAAACTTATTAACAGTCCTGATTACAGGTATCTAAAGACAACCAATAGGCGTATATAATGGCAATAACGAATTACTCAGAACTTAAATCAGCAATAGCTGACTGGTTAGATAGAACAGATTTAACTGATTCTATTCCTAACTTTATAGCATTAACTGAAGCTAGACATAAAAGAGATTTTAAACTAAGAAGACTAGAAACAAGAGTTACTGCTAATACAGTAGCAGACCAAGAGTATTATTCATTGCCTGATAATTATATTGCTATGCGTAATATACAATTAAATACTGACCCTAAAACACCTTTAGAATATTTAACACCTGAACAAATGGACAGGGTATATGCAGGAAGCAACAAAGGCAAACCTAAAGCATACAGTATAATGGTTAATGACATACAATTAAGACCAACGCCTGATGGTGTTTATCAAATAGAATTGTTGTATTATAAACATGTAAACCCATTATCTGATTCTAACGCAACAAACGAAATACTAGACAATCATCCTGATATATATTTATATGGAGCTTTAGTTGAAGCAGAACCTTACCTGCAAAATGACAAACGAATTCAAACATGGTCTAGTCTCTATGATCGTGCTAAAAATGATATAATAGATTCTAATGAAAGAGACAGGCACTCAGGCGTTGCACTAACAACAAGAATAGATTACGGAGCATATTAATGACAGAATGGACAGTAGTAGCAGGTGTTGATTCAAGTGCTACAGCATCAGAAATAGATACAGTAGCTAATAACATTGCAAATGTAAACATAGTAGGTGGAATATCATCTGATGTTACTACTGTTGCAGGAATTGCATCTGATGTTACCTCAGTTTCAAGTATTTCAGGAAATGTAACTACAGTAGCAGGTATTGATTCTAATGTAACCACAGTTGCAGGAATTAGTGGAGAAATTACAACAGTAGCTAATGATGGTACAGATATAGGGGTTGTTGCAGCAAATACATCTAACATAAATACTGTTGCAGGAATAAACTCTGATGTTACAACTGTAGCAGGAATTTCTAGTGACGTTACAACTGTTGCTGCTGATGGTACTGATATAGGCACTGTTGCTACAGATATAGCAAATATAAATACAACTGCAGGTTCAATATTAAATGTCAACACAGTTGCAACAAATATTGCAAACGTAAATACTGTTGCTGCTGATGGAACAGACATTGGTGTAGTAGCAGGAATATCCTCTGACGTAACTACAGTTTCAGGAATTAATGCAAATGTTACTACAGTTGCAGGTATATCTGCTGATGTAACTTCTGTTGCAGGTGATGCTGCTGACATTGGAACAGTAGCTACTAACATAGCTAATGTTAATACTACAGCAGGTTCAATAGCTAATGTTAATACAGTTGCTACGGACATTTCTAATGTTAATAGTGTAGCTTCAAACTCTACTAACATAAACGCAGTAGCTGCAAACGAAACAAACATAAATGCAGTTAATAGTAATTCAACTAATATAAATACTGTAGCTTCTAATGATACAAACATAACTACAGTTGCAACTGATATTGCCAATGTAAATACAACAGCAAGTAATATAACTGATGTTAATAGTTTTGCAGAAAGATACAGAATAGATTCATCTGATCCAACAACAAGTTTAGATGCAGGAGACCTTGTTTTTAACACAACAGACAGTGCATTAAAATATTACAATGGTACATCTTGGACTAGTATTACACCAGGACTTACAGATATAGTAGGTGATGTTACACCACAACTTGGTGGTAACTTAGATTTAAACTCAAATGACATCACTGGCACAGGTAATATTAATACAACAGGTAACTTAACAATAAGTGGAGATTTAACTGTTAATGGCACAACAACAACTATTAACTCTACTACAATATCTGTAGATGATAAAAATATAGAATTAGGGGCTACAGCTAGTCCAACAGACTTAACTGCAGATGGTGGTGGTATAACCCTTAAAGGTTCAACAGACCACACACTTAACTGGGTCAATTCAACAGATGCTTGGACATCATCAGAACACTTAAATCTCGCAACAGGTAAAGAATATAAGATAAACAATACATCACTAAAAGATGTATCAGAAACTTTAACCAATAAAACAATCAATAGTGCGTCAAATACTATAACGATTACAGAATCAAACATATCTGATTTAGGTTCTTATTTAGAAAATGTTGTAGAAGATACTACACCACAACTAGGTGGAGACCTAGACCTAAACTCAAACGATATTACAGGAACAGGTAATATTGATATTACAGGAAACTTAACTGCAACTGGCAATCTTACTTCTACAGGTATAGATGACAATGCTACAAGCACAGCTATTACTATTGATAGTAATGAGAGAGTTGGGATTGGTACAAATGCCTTAAGTTATAATGGTCTTGCACTTAAAGGTCGTTTAGAAATTCGAACTTATAGTGATGATAATTCAGGTGGTTGGATTGAAACTACAGAAGAATCTGGTGCTTCAAATGGTTTAGAAATTAATGCTAATAGAGGTAGTGGAAAAATTGTATTTTCAACTAATACTTCAGAACGTATGAGAATAGATAGTTCTGGCAACGTAGGTATAGGTACTAGTAGTCCTGGTTTCCAGATGGACATTCAAGGCTCTAGCAATAATGCACTTAGATTAAAAACAAGTTCACCTATTCTGAGGCTTGAGGATTCTGATGATAATGCTCATCACACTCTGATTGGCTCCTCTGATGACCTTTATATAACTTCAGATGCTGGGAACACTGGTGCTGGTAATATGATTTTCCGTAATGGTGGAACAACAGAACGTATGAGAATAACTTCTAGTGGTAATGTAGGTATAGGTACTAGTAGTCCTGAAGTAAAATTTCATATAGAAAATGGCTCTGATAATGCAAGTATTGTTAGAATAGAAGGTGCTGATAGTACATCAGAATATTTAGGTTTTGGTGTTAATAGTGGTTTAGCTGTAATCCAAGCAGGTGGAATAGGTTCAACAAGTACAGGTATACAATTTAATACATCTAATGCAGGTACAGAATCAGAAGCTATGAGAATAACATCTAGTGGTAATGTAGGTATAGGTACTAGTAATCCTGCTAGAGAATTACATATATCAGATTCAGGAACACCATCTATTCGTATACAAGATACAGGTGGAACTAATCAATATGCTGAAATGCTTGTAAGTGGTAGTGCTATAATTTTACAAGCAAGAAACGATACATCAGATGGTAATATAGTTTTTAGAGGATTAGGTGGTGGTACTGCTACAGAACATATGAGAATAAGTTCTGCTGGTAATGTAGGTATAGGTACTACTAGTCCTAGTACAAATTTACAAATTAAAGCAAATGATAACCTTACAACTACTTTTCCTTTAAGAATTACTAATAATGCAGGTACTGGATATACTGATTTTGGTGCTTATGCTATTGATACTTTAAATGTTGATTTAGTTTTAAAAGCAGGTGGAAATACATCAATAACTATTGATAAAGACACTGGTTACGTTGGTATAGGTACAACTGCACCTTTCAATCCATTAATAGTTGTAGGAGATGCTGTTACACCTGTAGCTATAAACAGAGAAACTAATGATGGACAATTAATTTCTTTTAGACAAGATGGTGTACAAGAGGGTAGTATATCAGTATCAGGCACAACAGTATCATATAATGGTGGGCATTTATCTCGTTGGGGAAGATTACCTGATGGCTCACAACCAACTATTCTAAAAGGCACAGTCATGTCTAACCTAGATGAAATGGTTGTATGGTCTTATGATGATGTTTTATACACAGAAGAAGATGAACTGCCTGTAGATGATGATGGAAATCCAACTGCATCAGTAGGTGATGTTAAAACACCTGCTTATACAGCAGAAAACGAACAAAGAAACCAACTTAAAGTAAGTGATGTTGAGGGTGATATCAATGTTGCAGGATTATTTGTTAAGTGGGATACAGAAGAAGATGGATATAACGATATAGATTTAGCAATGACAGGTGATATGATTATCAGAATTGCACAAGGAACAACAGTTCAAAGAGGAGACTTACTTATGTCAGCAGGTGATGGCACAGCAAAACCACAAGGAGATGATATAGTAAGAAGTAAAACCATTGCAAAGGTTACATCAACTACAGTAATCAATACTTATGATGATGGAAGTTATGTAGTACCTTGTGTAGTAATGGCTTGTTAGGAGAATAATTAATGTACGAATGGAAATTTAATTTTGATGTAGACAATAACAATGTAATCCAACAAATACATTGGAGATATAATATTAATACTGATGATGGCTCAACAAGTATCTATGGCTCATGTTCAGGTGCAGATATGGATTTTGATTCAGTTACACAACAACAATGTATTGATTGTGTTTTAGAAAATTCAGGTGAAACAGAATCTAGTCTACAACAAAAACTATCAGACCAACTTAATGCAAAACTAAACCCTGAAGTTACAAGTAGAACAAAAGAGTTTTAATTATAAAACATAAAATAACAAACAATAAAAGGAGAAAATAATGGCAGAAAATAAAAAAACCCCCATTACAATAGACGACAAAAAATACTTTTTTGAAGATATGACTCAAGAACAACAAGTTATGCTTAGTCATATTTCTGATCTAGAAAAAAAAATTAATGGCTCTAAATTTAACTTAGAACAGCTTCAAGTTGGAAAAGAATCTTTTGTTAAAATGCTGCGAGAATCATTAGATAAAGAAGAAAGCGAAGAAGTTAAACCAGGAGAATAATTAATGGGATTAGAAACAGGAACATATATAGATAGTCTTAATACCTCAAATCCAGGGGCAACTGATTCTGTTGCTCAAGGTGATGATCATATAAGACTTGTTAAATCAACAATAAAAAATACATTCCCTAACGTAACAGGGGCAATGACAGCAACACATACAGAATTAAATTTACTTGATGGTTGTACTGCCAATACTGCAGAACTTAACTATTTAGATATA